GAAGATACCCAGTGAAGAGTCAACAACCTTTGTTGGTTGGAACCCTATGTGTATCCCAACAATGGATTACATAGTATGGAAACTAAAACGTCGTGAGCAAATTGCCAGAGGTGAAGTCATTGGATAAATTATCTAAAGAAGAGATGAGGTCTAAGATCAAAGAGTTTTCTGCACTTCTTAGAAGTCAAAGAGAACACTGGGACAAAGAAGACCAAATTGGATTCACATATTCTTGCGATCTAATCTCGCAATCATTGATTACTTTATACATTCGTTTAGGAAGAGACTGATGGACTACAAGACTTCTGGTGTGGATATTATCAAGGGTAGATCCTTTGTAGAGTATATTAAAGCACTGGCACCTAATGTTGGTGGTTTTAATGGAATGATGGAGGTCCCATCAGGATATGAGAAACCTGTATTAGTATCTGGTGCTGATGGTGTCGGAACTAAAATTAATATTTGTAGGATTGCTCGTGATTACACCACTATTGGCCAGGACCTTGTTGCTATGTGTGTCAATGACGTTATATGTTCTGGTGCTAAACCATTATATTTTCTAGACTATATCTCTACTAAATCACTTGATGCTAATGTTAGTGACATTGTGTATGGAGTTAATGTTGGTTGTGTGATGGCTGGAATGGAATTACTAGGTGGAGAAACTGCCGAACATTTTAGAGCAAATGATTATGACCTTGCTGGTTTTTGTACTGGTGTTGTAGAGAAGACCTGGATTGTTGATGGTAGTAATATCCGAGCAGGTGATGTAGTCATTGGTATTGAGAGTAGTGGTCTTCATAGTAATGGATACACACTCATCAATGATATGCTGTGGCGAAATTATATTTTCTATAAGGAGATGCCAGAACTGTTGGTTCCAACCACCATCTATGCCCGTCTCATTCAGCACCTGTTGGACGAAGTTCCTATCCTAGGTATGGCACATATTACCGGAGGAGGACTGCCTGAGAACCTCCCACGATGCCTTCCAAAGCATCTGACTGTTGATGTTGATTGGTCTGCTTGGGAGAGACCAGAACTCTTTAACAAGATACAGGAGGCAGGAGAGATTGCCGAGGAGGAGATGCGTAATGTATTCAACTGTGGTATTGGATTCTGTTTAGTTGTGCCACCAGATGCAGTTGAATCAACTCAAAATTTGATTGCCGATACCCCATTTGGTATGAGGTCTTGGAACATTGGAACTATTAAAAATAAATGAGTGAATATTATGGAAGTTAATCAACAGTATTATAAGTATTGGAAGGACATTTGGAGTTCTCAATCTCAAGAAGTATTAGATGCGACTGCACTTATTCGTGTTATGGAATGCACGAATGGATGCATACAACATGCATTTAGAGATGAAGACGAAAGAGCACTATCTGTAGAACAAACACGAGAGTGCATGAAACTTTCGATGGGAACAATCAAGAATAAAGTATTGCCATTACCTGATGGAAGGACCAAGGTGATACTTCCAGAAGAATGTCACGAGATTATGAATACTGCAAGGGATTTATATGTTCGTGGATTTAAGCAAGGAGATGAAGAAGCACTCGAAGAATTCTTTGCATTATCAAAGGCACACTTCCAGGTATTAGGTCGTCAACTTATTGATGAGAAGTTTAGATTTTTCGCAGAACACTTTGAGGATGTGTTCACGTCATATTGGATAATGATGGGAAGAATGTATATCTATGATATGGGTGAGTTCATTTAATAAATATAAGAAAAATATTGATTAATAATGGCAGTTGGTTATAACCCAAAAATAGTTACTGATGGTCTTAAAGTATGCTTTGATGCTGCAAACTCTAAGAGTTATCCTGGTAGTGGAACCACATGGTATGATTTAAGTGGTAATGATAATCATGGAACATTATTAAATAGTCCTACCTTTAATTCCGACAACGGTGGTTGTTTTGTTTTTGATGGAACAGATGATCGTATCTCATTTACCTCAGTAGCAACTAAAACTGTTTGTTTTTGGGGAAGATTAGATTCTGGTTTTGTAGGCAACGCGGCATTAGTTGCTACTTCTGAGAATGGTGATGGTGCTTTAAGAGTTCAGTCACCTGACGAAGGTGGTAGATTTACTTCACCTGGTGATACTAATGATTTTCAAAAATCAGGATTCGCATCACAAATGATGATGAATGGAGAAGCTAATTTAGTTGTATCGAGCGGTAAACTTGTTGTCCCTCATGGTAGAACTATGGAACAAGATTATTATGTTGGAGCACTGGGACCTGATAGAAACCTCTCTACAATATCTCATAATTTTTTAAATAGACGATATAAAGGAAGAGTATATGCTGTGCTATTGTATAATAGACATTTAACATTTTCGGAACTTTTACAAAATTACAATGCACTTAAAGGGAGGTTTGGACTCTAATGGCACTAGCACATTCACCACGCATCGTTAGAGATGGACTTGTATTAGTACTTGATGCTGGGAACACTAAGAGTTATCCTGGTAGTGGAACTGCTTGGACTGATTTGAGTGGTAATATCAATAATGGAACTTTGACCAATGGACCTACTTATGATTCTGCTAATGGTGGAACTATTGTTTTTGATGGGAGTAATGATTACGTGTCTGAGACATCGGCACTGTCTGATTCTTTCTTACAAGGAAATTGGACTATAAGTTTTTGGGTGAACTTTGATGTCATTACCACATCGGGGACTGGTGGTAATGATAAAGCACTACTACACCATGGATCTTCTTCTAGTAACAAAGGACTTCATCTGGTTCAGAGAAACAGCAAAATTCATTTTGGATTGTATGGCAATGACCTGACATCATCCGCAACAGTTTCTACGAATACTTGGTATCATGTCACATTTACTCTAAACAATACGTCTAGTGCAAAGCAAATTTTCATCAATGGGTCTCTAGATCTTTCGCATACTGGAAGTGGTGCCTATACTGGTACAGGATCTAATACAAGAATTGGTGGCGTTGCTTTGAGTTTTGGGCAACATTTCGATGGAAAAATGTCTAGTGTTATTGCCTATTCAGGAGTACTTACATCCTCAGAAATTGCTGACAACTTTGATGCTTTCAAAGGGAGGTTTGGTCTCTAAATAATAATAAAAGAAAAAGATGGCAAGAACATATTTAATCATACCCACTTCAGAATTATCAAAAGTAGATTTCTCTCAGGTTTGTGAGACTTCTTCTGAGACAGTTAGAAAGTCTGTGGATGAAACAAAAACATTTATAAAGTGGGATAGCAGTGAACCATCATTTGTTTCTGGTATTACTGGAACAGAAGGACCTTATAATAAATCGGAAATTCTTACAATCCTTGCTACTGATGCTTGGACTTCTCCTGAAGATGAAGAATAATGGCAGGATTTGCAGGACCAAATGGAATTGTAGATGGACTTGTATTAGCACTGGATGCTGGGAACACTAAGAGTTATCCTGGTAGTGGAACTACTTGGTCTGATTTGAGTGGTAATAGCAATACCGGAACTCTTACTAACGGACCTACTTATAGTTCCGATGATGGTGGGTCTATTGTTTTTGATGGGAGTAATGATTATGTAAATCTAAACTTTCCATTTACACAGAGTTCTTCCGCAAACTCATATACCCTTGTAATGGGAGCAAAACTATCTACAACATCATCATCAAGAAGACAACTGTGGGGGAGTGATAATGCTGGTTATGATTGGGGATTTGGTGCTGGAGATGGGACAAAATTTACGATATTTTCTGGAGAAAACATTTATACTGGAAGAACACAAGATACAAACTGGCATATTTTTACAGCACAATGGTCTTCTACTTTTGGGACACGATTGTATATTGATAACGTATTGGATATTTCTACTTCTAATATAGGTTATGACTCCTCAGTATCATCAACAACTTCTATAGGAAGAAATCCTTCCTTTGGAGAATATTGGAATGGTAATGTTTCATTCGTCCAATTATACGACAGAGTACTCACATCATCAGAAATCACACAAAACTATAATGCAATCAAAGGGAGGTTTGGTCTCTAAATAATGGTAAGACGCAATCTTTTATGCCTCTCTATAATACCTTTCAAGCCTATGTCTTCAATCTCCACACCGCAAATTCATCAGAGGCAAAAAGGTTATGGAGGCAAAAGATAAAGGAAGAATGGGGTTATGAATGTGCTTATTGTGGGTCCACACATCAACTCACAATAGATCACATTGTTCCGAGAGCAAAGGGAGGAACAGACTTTACTAAGAATTGTCTGTGTGCCTGCCATTCTTGTAATCAAAGTAAGAGTTATACTCCTGTGGAAGACTGGTATCTTTCTCAGGAGTTTTTTGATATTGATCGTTATGAAAAAATTAAGAAGTGGATGGAACCAGAACTAGCAGTAAACCTTTATCGGTATGGGTCAAGAAGAAACAATGTAATATAAATAATGAAAAGGGCAGTATATACTGTTCTGAAACGGTACATACCGATAGAAGAATAAATGGCCACTCCGATTAGGATTAAGAGGTCAGCGGTTGCTGGCAAGAAACCAACAGACGGACAGTTACAGTTAGGTGAATTAGCTGTAAACTTTTATGATGGTAAGATTTTCCTAAAGCAAGATACTGGTGGAGTTGGTGTTGGAACAAGAGTTGTAGAAGTTGGTGCAGGAACAACAACCTTTGCAGGTAAGACTTTATTTGTTACTGAAAATGGTAATGATGATAATACCGGATTAGATGATAATAATGCTAAGGCAACGATTAAATCTGCGGTTGCATCAGCATCTCCTGGAGATACTATAAAAGTTTATCCTGGAAATTATACTGAAGATAATCCAATCAATCTTCCAGATAATGTTTCCGTCGAAGGAACAGAACTTCGTCGTTGTCTGGTTACACCACAGAACAATGGAACTGATTTATTCTATGTAAGTCAAGGATGTCATGTTACTGACTTGAGTTTTGTCGGTGGTCCAATGACAAATGGTGCGGCAGTTATTGCACTCAGACCACTTGTTGGTGTATCTTCTGATAGGTTTTTTGATGCCGCAAGAATAATTCGTGGAAACTTAGATTTCATTGCGAGAGAAGCAGTAGGTTATATAACGAGTACAGATTATAAAAATCCTGCAATTGCAATTGATTCGATAAATTGTGCTGATGATGTTAAAGATATCTACAAAGCAGTTTGTCACGATATTACTAGAGGTGGTAATTCTAAATCTATTGGAGCAGGTAAATCGTATTTTGATATTAATGGGAACTTAGATCATATTGTTGGATTTGGTGCAACAACAATTGATGTACTTAATTATTCTATCGGTATTGCTCGTTCTTGTATTAATAATATTACTTGGAATGGTGGATACCAATCGACTTATACTCAAGTAAAGGATGTAAGTATTCAGGCAGAAGGTGGATCATATGGTATAGGAAATTGTGCCAATGTGAATTCTGCAGTTACAGTTTGTGTTGGTATTGTAACTGGTATTATTCAGAATGGTATTAATGGAAATCCTGCAACAACTGGATTTACTACAAACTTCCCTGGTAATAGTGGAGCAATTAGTTCTGGTATTTTGACAGCATCTTCGAGTCCATTACAAGGAACCGGTATTATTACGAAAGGTCCTTATATAAGAAACTGTACCAACTTCATTCAGGATAGTATTGGTGCTAAAGTTGATGGTTTTAATGCTGATGAAGGAGATAAGATAAGCACAATAGGAGTGCAGGGTTCATTTAATGTTGACTCTTATACACAATTTAATCAAGGTGGTATTGGAGTTTCAGTAACCAATGGTGCTTATGCTCAATTAGTCTCGCTCTTCACTATCTGTGATGACACTGCAGTTTATGTTGGTAATGGTGGTCAATGCGATTTAACGAACTCTAATTCATCATTCGGAACCAAGGGATTAGTTGCCGAAGGTATTGGTGATGAGACTTCTAAGTGTAATGATCGTTATACTGGAACTGTAAGTTCTACTGCGGCAGTAAGTCAAAATCAAATTGTTGTTTCTGGTGTAGGAAACAATCGTCCTTATGATGGACAAGCAGTTTATTTTGATCGGAAGTATTTTGTTGTGAGTGATATTAAGATTACGAATGGTGGTTCTGGATATACTTCAGCACCAATTGTAAATATTGATGCTCCAACAGGACCTGGTGTTGCTGTTCCTGCACAAGCTATAGCAACTATTGAAAATGGTAAAGTGACTGTGGTTACTGTAAGAAATGGAGGTTCGCAATATACAGGTGTTCCTAGTGTTACTTTTTCTGGTGGTGGTGGATCTAGTGCTGCTGCCACGGCAGAGATTGATGCAATTTATTATGATGTTATTGAGGCAACTAAACCTTCTGCTGGTATCACAACTATTAGTTTGGTACAAAATCTAAATAATGAAGTTGGAGTTGGTATTACAGCATACTTTGCAAGACAAAGTTTCCAGATTGTAAGTTCGCATTCATTCCAATACATTGGTGCCGGTAATACAATTGAGAGTGCATATCCGTCAAGGGGTGGAGTTTCAATCATAGAAAATGAAGTTATAACAACTGATGGTGGGAAAATTAATTATACCAGTACAGATCAAAGTGGCAACTTTAGAATTGGTGATGGTCTTGTGATCAATCAAGCAACCGGAACTGTATCCGGAAATGTTTACATTAAGAGTTTATTCACGCAAGTAACACCATTCATTCTTGCCTTAGGAGGAGATTAATCAAATGGCAGTAGCAGCAGCACCAGTAAATCAGTTTAAGACAATTACAAATATTGTTGGATTGACTACAGTTGGAATTTATACAGCACCAGTTGGATACACGGGTGTTGTTCTTTTATCGCAAGTAACTAATATTGGGTCATCGACTCAAACAATTAGTTTTGGTCATCGCAGAAGTGGAACAGATACTGAGATTGTTAAGAATTTAGCAATCCCATCAAGTGATACTGCAAATTTATTATTAGGAAAACTAGTTGTAGAAACTGGTGACACATTGACTATAGTTGGTAGCACTGCTACCGATCTTAAATATTTGTCAAGTATTTTGGAAACATTTAATCTCTAATATTTTAAAATAGAAAAATGGCAGCACCAATTAGATTCCTCAGTGGAAGAAATCAACAACAAAAAATTGGAATAGAGGGAAGTACCGAGAACCAAAAGGTATTAGAGGTTGTTGGTCGAGTTGGTGTTGGCACTACAATTTTTGAACCTAGCAAATTATTAGATGTTCGAGGAGATGTAATAATTTCCGGAGAATTGACTGTTGGAGATACTACTTTTGGAACAGATACTAATACTAGAAATTTGAGTGTATCTGGTGTCTCTACTTTTGCTGGTGCCATTGATGCCAATGGAGACTTAGATGTAGATGGTCACACAGAGTTAGATAATCTGAATGTTTCTGGTGTTTCCACATTCAATAATAATGTCGAATTTGACTCAGAAGGTGCTCATATAGAATTTACACCCTCTTCTTATAGTGGATCTGCTCCCAATATAGAGTTTTGGGTTGGTAATAATAGCGGAACTCATTATGCAACAATTGATGGTGGCAATGCAGGTCAACTAGCAATTCATAATACCTCTCACCCATCTGGTGTACTTGATTTCCGTTCCAAGGAATCCTTTTCATTCCAAGTCGATGGTTATTATGCAGTATATTGTCCCGCAAACGCAGGTGTAAAACTTTACCATCCTGGTTCTCAGGGTAATATATTAAGTCAAAAATTTGAAACCCTTGGTGCTGGTGTAACAGTTACTGGAACTACTTTCTCAAATCAATTAAATGTTTCTGGTGTTTCTACTTTTGCTGGTGCCATCGATGCTAATGGGTCTTTAGATGTAGATGGGCATAGTGAATTAGATAACGTAAATGTATCTGGAATAATTACTACAGCATCATTAAACGCAACTGGTAAGTTAATTACCACTGGTATTGGTATATCTATTGCGAATGGTGCCGGTAATATTGCATATATTGAAGGTCCATCAGAAATTTGGATCGATCCTCATCCATTTGGTGTCGGCCAAACTTCTGGATCCGTTAGAATTAAAGGTGACTTATACGTTGATGGAACAGAGTTTATTGTTGACGTAGATAAAATCGAACTTGGTGATTTTAATATAGGGATTGCATCCACAGTAACAACAAATTCTTTACTTGATGGTGCCGGACTCGGTATCGGTGCCACTAGTATTAGAAAGTTTATCACCTGGAATAATGCAACATCTGCGTTAATGTCAAGTGAAAATTGGAACTTGGCATCTGGTAAGCATTATGAGATTGGAGGAACTGATGTTCTAACTTCTGATACTCTTGGTAGTGGTGTTGTCAATTCTTCATTAACGAGTGTTGGAACATTAGGAGCACTTACAGTTTCTGGGAATGTGAATGCAAATGGTAATATTATAGGTGATGGTGCTACTAATATTTCCGGAATCAATAGTGTAACAGCAACATTATTTCATGGTTCTGGTGCCAACTTAACATCAATTCCTAATGGAGCACTAGCAAACTCTAGTGTTAATTATGGAGGAGTGACTTTAGCATTAGGTGGTTCTGATACTACTCCAGCATTTGACTTAAGTGATGCAACTGCTTACCCCACTTCTAGTTTAGTTGGAACAATCACTAATGCCCAATTAGCAGGTTCAATAGCAAATGCTAAGTTAGTAAACGATAGTGTTTCATTTGGTGGAGTATCACTAGATTTAGGACAATCTGATGCTACTCCAGCATTTGACTTAAGTGATGCAACTGCTTACCCCACTTCTAGTTTAGTTGGAACCATTACGAATGCTCAGTTAGCAGGTTCTATTGCGAATGCTAAGTTAGTAAATGATAGTGTTTCATTTGGTGGAGTATCTGTTGACTTAGGTGCTTCCGATGCAACACCGGCATTTGATTTGAGTGATGCTACTGCTTATCCCACTTCTAGTTTAGTCGGAACCATTACTAATGCTCAGTTAGCGGGATCTATTGCCGATGGTAAGTTAGCAAGCACATTCCTTAAGAACGTTGTAGAAGATACAACACCTCAACTTGGTGGGAACTTAGATCTCAATAGTAAGTTTATAACAGGAACTGGTGGTATTAATGTTACTGGTGTCGTTACTGCTACTACTTTTGATGGCAATGTAACTGGAACTGCTGGAACTGCATCAAATGCATCAGGTGCAACTGGTGATTTCTCAATTGCAGACAAAATAATCCATACTGGTGACACTAACACAGCAATTAGGTTCCCTGCTGATGATACATTTACTGTAGAAACTGCTGGTAGTGAAAGACTTCGTATAACTTCTGCTGGTAATGTTGGTATCGGAAGTGAAATTCCAACACAAAAATTAGATGTTAATGGAACTGTTAAGGCAACAACATTTAGTGGTTCTGGTGCAAACCTAACATCAATTCCTAACTCTGCATTAATAAACGATAGTGTTTCTTATGGTGGAGTATCACTAGATTTAGGACAAACAGATGCAACACCAGCATTTGACTTAAGTGATGCAACTGCTTACCCCACTTCTAGTTTAGTTGGAACCATTACTAATGCCCAATTAGCAGGTTCTATTGCAAATAATAAGCTAGTAAATGATAGTGTTTCTTATGGTGGTGTAAGTTTAGATCTTGGACAATCTGATGCAACACCAGCATTTGACTTAAGTGATGCAACTAATTATCCAACTAGTAGTCTTAGTGGAACCATAACTAATGCTCAACTTGCCGGTTCTATTGCAAATAATAAGTTAGCAAACGATAGTGTTTCTTATGGTGGTGTATCACTAGACCTTGGTGCTTCAGATGCAACACCAGCATTTGACTTAAGTGATGCCACTGCCTATCCTTATACTAGTCTTACTGGAATTTCTACAAGTATTGTAGGAGATACTACTCCACAGTTAGGTGGTAACTTAGACTTTAATAGTAAGTTCATAACCGGAACAGGTGGTATTAATGTTACTGGTGTCGTTACTGCTACTACTTTTGATGGCAATGTAACTGGAAATGTAACTGGTGGTGTAAGTGGTAATGCCGGAACAGCAACATCACTATCAAGTGCAAGAAACTTTAGTATTTCTGGCGATGTTGTTGCATCTGCAGTTAGTTTCGATGGAACTGGTGATGTAGTATTGTCAACAGCAATTCAACCTAATAGTGTTGCTCTTGCTACAGATACTACAGGAGATTTTGTTCAGTCTATTACTGGAACTACAAATGAAGTAACAGTATCGGCAACTTCCGGAGAAAATTCTACACCTCAAATTGGACTTCCTGATGACGTAACTATTGGACAAGATTTAACTGTTACTAGAAATATAGATGTAGATGGTCATACCGAACTTGATGATGTAAATGTATCTGGAGCACTTACTGCCACATCATTAAATGTAACTAATAAGTTAATTACGACCGGAATTGGTATATCTATTGCGAATGGTGCCGGAAATACTGCATATATCGAAGGTCCATCAGAAATTTGGATTGATCCTCATCCATTTGGTGTTGGTCAAACTTCTGGGTCTGTTAGGATCAAAGGTGATTTATATGTAGATGGAACAGAGTTTATTGTTAATGTAGATAAGATACAACTTGGTGATTTTAGAATTGGTATTGCTACCACTGCAGGAACAAATGCTCTTCTGGACGGTGCCGGACTCGGTATTGGTTCAGAATCAATTGAGAAGACAATTACTTGGAATAATTCAACATCTGCGTTGATGTCAAGTGAAAATTGGAACTTGGCATCGGGCAAACATTATGAAATTAATGGAACTGATGTTTTAACTTCCAATACTCTTGGTAGTGGTATTATCAACTCTTCATTAACGAGTGTTGGAACATTAGGATCTCTCACAGTTTCTGGAAATGTAACAATTGCAGATAAAATTATTCATGATGGAGACACTAATACTGCTATTAGATTCCCTGCTGATGATACAGTTACTGTAGAAACTGGTGGAACAGAAAGACTTCGTATAACTTCTGCTGGTAATGTCGGCATCGGAAGTGAAATTCCATCAGAAAAATTAGATGTTAATGGAAATGTTAAAGCAATTGATTTCAATACAACGTCTGATGAAAATTTAAAGGATAATATTCGCACTATTGAGGACCCACTTGCAAAGGTTGTCCAAATTCGTGGTGTTAATTTTGACTGGAAAGAAACACAAAAACCATCTGTAGGTGTCATTGCACAAGAGGTTGAGAAAGTTCTTCCTGAACTTGTTACTGATAGTGGAACAAAGACAGTCAATTATAATGGTCTTATTGGTCTTTTGATTGAGGTTGTCAAAGAGCAACAAACACAGATTAATTCTCTCAACGAAAGATTATCTAAACTTGAATAACTGTCTAAATACTTGTAATAATACTACCCAGTGTATACGAGGACGGTAGATGGCAATTAAGATATCAGGTTCTACTATAATTGATGATAGTAGAAATATTATTAGTGCTGAGGTAGTAACCGCAACGAGCGCGATTATTGGAACTGGGGTTACTGTTAATTCTTCTGGCATTAATGTTACTGGTGTTGTAACTGCTACAACATTTAGTGGAAATTTACCGACAACAGATCTCACTGGAACCATAACTAATGCTCAGTTAGCAGGTTCTATTGCGAATAGTAAGTTAGTTAATGATAGTGTTTCCTTTGGTGGAGTATCATTAGACCTTGGTGCTTCCGATGCAACACCAGCATTTAATCTATCTGATGCTACTGCTTATCCTACTTCTAGTTTAGTTGGAACCATTACCAATGCTCAACTTGCTGGATCTATTGCAAATAGTAAGTTAGTAAACGATAGTGTTTCTTATGGTGGAGTAAGTTTAGATCTTGGACAAACAGATGCTACTCCAGCATTTGACTTAAGTGATGCAACTAACTACCCAACATCATCTTTAACCGGAACTATTACCAATGCTCAACTTGCTGGATCTATTGCCGATGGTAAGTTAGCAAGCACATTCCTTAAGAATGTTGTTGAGGATACGACACCACAACTTGGCGGAAGCTTAGATCTTAATGGCAAGTTTATAACCGGAACTGGTGGTATTAATGTCTCTGGTGTCGTAACTGCAACCACCTTTAGTGGTTCTGGAGCAAACTTAACATCAATTCCTAATGGAGCACTAACAAATTCTAGTATTGCCATTGGTGGTGTAACACTTAATTTAGGTGATACTGATGCTACTCCAGCATTTGACTTAAGTGATGCAACTGCTTATCCAACATCATCCTTAACCGGAACCATAACTAATGCACAATTAGCAGGTTCTATTGCGAATGCTAAGTTAGCAAACGATAGTGTTTCCTTTGGTGGTGTATCACTAGACCTTGGAGGCACTGATGCCACACCAGCATTTAACTTAAGTGATGCTACTGCTTATCCAACATCAAGTCTTAGTGGAACCATAACGAATGCTCAACTTGCTGGATCTATTGCAAATAGTAAGTTAGCAAACTCGACCATGAGTGTTGGTGGTGTGACCCTAACACTAGGAGCAACTGATGCTACTCCGGCATTTGATCTTTCTGATGCTACTGCTTATCCAACATCAAGTCTTAGTGGAACCATAACGAATGCTCAACTTGCAGGATCAATTGCCGATGGTAAGTTAGCAAGCACGTTCCTTAAAAATGTAGTAGAAGACACTACACCACAACTAGGTGGAAACTTAGACTTTAATAGTAAGTTCATAACAGGCACTGGTGGTATTAATGTTACTGGTGTTGTAACTGCAACATCATTCTCTGGTTCTGGTGCTAATCTAACGGGACTTACTGCTAACCAGGTAGGTGCTTTAGGTGGATTTACTGTAAGAGATGAAGGTTCTGTAGTTGGTTCTGCAGGCAGTGTTGGAAATATTAATTTTGTTAGTGGAAACTTAACGGCAACAGCATCAGGTGTTGGTGCTACTGTTACATTAACTGATGATCCTACCTTTAATAATATAACAATTGCAGATAAAATTGTCCATACTGGGGACACCAATACTGCTATTAGATTCCCTGCTGATGATACAGTTACTGTAGAAACTGGCGGAACAGAAAGACTTCGTATAACTTCTGCTGGTCTTGTTAGAGTTCCTGATAATGGCAAGTTCACTGCTGGTGCTGGTGATGACTTACAGATTTATCACGATTCATCAACTAATATAAGTTACATAAAAGAATCGGGCACTGGAAGACTTGAAATTCGAGGAAGTGATCTTTATCTGGCAGATGAAGATGGCACCAATATGCTATACGCCGCTAATAATGGTGGCGTATCCTTATATAATAGTGGAGGAAAGAAACTTGAAACCACTGGCATTGGTATATCTATTGCGGGTGTTGGAAATACTGCATATATTGAAGGTCCATCTGAAATTTGGATTGATCCTCACCCATTTGGTGTTGGGCAAACATCTGGATCCGTTAGAATTAGGGGTGATTTATATGTAGATGGAACGGAGTTTATTGTTGATGTAGATAAAATTGAACTTGGTGATTTTAATATTGGAATTGCATCGACAGTATCAACAAATTCTTTACTCGATGGTGCCGGACTTGGTATTGGTGCTACAAGTATTAGAAAGTTCATCACCTGGAATAATGCAACATCTGCATTAATGTCAAGTGAAAATTGGAACTTGGCATCGGGTAAACATTATGAGATTAATGGGACTGATGTTTTAACTTCCAATACTCTTGGTAGTGGTATTATCAACTCTTCATTAACGAGTGTTGGAACATTAGGAGCACTTACGGTTTCTGGTGATATAACTGCTAATGGAAATATTGTAGGTGATAATTCTACTAATATTTCCGGAATCAATAGTGTAACAGCAACATTATTTCATGGTTCTGGTGCTAACCTAACATCAATTCCTAACTCTGCATTAGCAAACGATAGTGTTTCATTTGGTGGAGTATCTGTTGACTTAGGTGCTTCCGATGCAACACCGGCATTTGATTTGAGTGATGCTACTGCTTATCCTACTTCTAGTTTAGTCGGAACAATCACTAATGCACAATTAGCAGGTTCTATTGCCAACTCTAAGTTAGTAAATGATAGTGTTTCCTTTGGTGGAGTATCATTAGACCTTGGTGCTTCCGATGCAACACCGGCATTTGATTTGAGTGATGCTACTGCTTATCCTACTTCTAGTTTAGTTGGAACCATTACGAATGCACAGTTAGCAGGTTCTATTGCGAATGCTAAGTTAGCAAACTCGACCATGAGTGTTGGTGGTGTGACCCTAACACTAGGAGCAACTGATGCTACTCCGGCATTTAACTTAAGTGATGCTACTAACTATCCAACATCAAGTCTTAGTGGAACCATAACTAATGCACAGTTAGCAGGTTCTATTGCGAATGCTAAGTTAGCAAACGATAGTGTTTCCTTTGGTGGTGTATCACTAGACCTTGGTGCTTCAGATGCTACTCCGGCATTTAACTTAAGTGATGCTACTAACTATCCAACATCAAGTCTTAGTGGAACAATCACTAATGCACAATTAGCAGGATCTATTGCCGATGGTAAGTTAGCAAGCACATTCCTTAAGAATGTTGTTGAGGATACTACACCACAGTTAGGTGGCAATTTAGATTTTAATAGTAAGTTTATAACCGGAACTGGTGGTATTAATGTCTCCGGTGTTGTAACTGCAACATCATTCTCTGGTTCTGGTGCATCATTAACTTCACTCAACGCATCTAATCTTGGTTCTGGAACAATTCCTGATGCTAGATTCCCTGCAACATTACCTGCTGTATCTGGTGCTAACTTAACTAATCTTCCTGGTGGTGTTGCAGATAAGATTGAGGAAGGTAATACATCAGCAGAAGTAATTGATACTGGATCTGATGGTCGTTTTATTGTTACGACAGAAGGAACGGAAAGACTTCGTATAACTTCTGCTGGTCTGGTTGGTATCGGAACTGATAATCCAACAAACGCGCTTGAAGTAAAAACTAGTGGAACAGGCGTTTTCAAACTTATTACTCCAAGTGAGGGGGGTGTTCCTTTAATTGTTGCTGCAAATGCAAATACTGCTTCCCCATCAAACCAATTCTTTGTTGCTCACAGTGGTGCATCAGTAAATGTGGGCAATGCGAGAGGTGGTAATCTAAACCTCTACACATCAAATGCAGAAAGACTTCGTATAACTTCTGCTGGTTTGGTTGGTATAGGGACTGATAATCCACAATCTACACTTGAAGTTAATGTTGGCACTGCTGTATCGGCATTTGATATTCAAGGTTCTGCAGGTCAGTTATTCTCTGTCACAAACAATCTAACTTCTGGAAGTATCTTCTCCGTCAATGATGTCTCTGGCATTCCTTCAATTGATGTAGATGCTGATGGTACTATTCAGTTAGCACCATTTGGAGCAAATGAAAATATTGGTATCGGGACCACAAATCCAACATCAAAATTGGATGTTGTTGGTGATGCTAAAGTATCTGGTGTCATCACAGCAACATCATTCTCTGGTGATGGTTCTAACTTAACTAACTTACCGGCCGGTAGCACTATTCCAGTTGCTGATGAATCATCCGACACTACTTGCTTCCCAGTATTTACTACAGCAGCCACCGGAAATCAGGCACCAAAAACTGGAACTAATCTTACTTTCAATTCTTCTAATGGAACATTAACTGCTACCACATTTAGTGGAAATTTACCTACATCAGATCTCACTGGAACCATAACTAATGCTCAACTTGCTGGATCTATTGCGAATGCTAAGTTAGCAAACGATAGTGTTTCATTTGGTGGAGTAAGTTTAGACCTTGGTGCTTCCGATGCAACACCAGCATTTGATTTAAGTGATGCAACTGCTTACCCCACTTCTAGTTTAGTTGGAACCATTACCAATGCTCAACTTGCTGGATCTATTGCGAATGCTAAGTTAGCAAACTCAACTATGAGTGTTGGTGGTGTGACCCTAACACTAGGAGCAACTGATGCTACTCCGGCATTTGATTTAAGTGATGCAACTGCTTATCCTACTTCTAGTTTAGTTGGAACCATTACCAATGCTCAACTTGCTGGATCTATTGCGAATGCTAAGTTAGCAAACTCAACTATGAGTGTTGGTGGTGTGACCCTAACACTAGGAGCAACTGATGCTACTCCGGCATTTGATTTAAGTGATGCAACTGCTTATCCAACATCAAGTCTTAGTGGAACCATAACTAATGCACAATTAGCAGGTTCTATTGCCGATGGTAAGTTAGCAAGCACATTCCTTAAGAACGTTGTAGAAGATACAACACCTCAACTTGGTGGCAATTTAGATTTTAATAGTAAGTTCATAACAGGCACTGGTGGTATTAATGTCTCCGGTGTTGTAACTGCTACTTCATTCGTTGGGGATGGTTCTGCCCTCACCAATCTTCCTGCTTCTGCTGCTGGAGGAGGGGATAAGTATAATACTGGAATTACAACATCAATTTATGTTTCAGTCACTGGTGGTATTGGAACCGCATCGGTTGCAGCAAACAATGATATCTTTACTGGTCCCGGAATTGCATATACATTCCCATCAACTGCAGGTAAGAGTTATATAATCGAATCTATTAGTGTAACGAACATTTATGATACAAACCTCTACTTCAGTTCAAGACATGACTTTAATGGTGGACAAAATACTCCAACTGCACAAAGAGTTGTAATTCCTTATCAAGGTGCTTTAGAAGTCTTAGAAGAACCAATCATTGCAAAACCATCAGATATTTTAAGATTCCAAGCATTTGCTGGAATAGGTACACTTGCTACTGGAGTTAATAATGGATTAGATTCATTCATAACTTATTCTGAAAAAACTGATGCTAATTTTATTGGTGTTGGAACAATTGTTACTACAGCGTCTGGAACAGAATTGTTTACGTCAACTACAAATTCATCAGTTATCCAATCAATTCGATTATGTAACTATAGTTTGAATATGGATACCGATGCATCAGTATCCATTTATAGGGGAGGAACTGTTGGTAGTATTCCGACTACTGGTGTCAGACAAGGATACTTGGTGTATAATTTAACAGTGCCCAAGAATAGTGTAATTGAGATTTTGGAAAGACCAAAGTATCTTCCACCAAATGACACTGTTGTTGTGGGTATGGATGGAGAATCTATTTCTGCTACTTTGTCCGGTAAATATATAACATAGTATTATTGAATTTTTTTTATGAGTCAATTGAAAGAAGGCATTATTTTTCCAACTAATTTACACATTGCTGATGTCTTTAATGAATATCAGAATCAGAAGTATAAGAACTTTTTAATTGAACTTTCTAAAAGAGTAAAACCTCAAACAAGAAGTAATCGTAATGGTTGGCAGAGTGATACTCTCTTGTGGCAAGAAGATATTTTTAAACCACTTTTGGATGAAGCACTTAATGCCGCACATATAATTGCCAAGAGATTATCTGATAAAAATCCTAAGAAAGAAAAAGAACTTCCGCAAATATCTGTAAGAGCACTGTGGGGAAATATTAATCCAAAGGGAGGATTTAATTTCACTCATGTTCATCCATCCGGATGGTTGAGTGGAGTTTATTATATACAATTACCTGAAGAAAATAGTGAAATAGTTTTTGAGGATCCAAGACCTGCAAGAATGATGGACTTTCAGAGAACTTGTTTGATTACGGATGAATATTTTACATATCATCCTAAAGTAGGTGAACTAATTTTGTTTCCTTCTTGGTTACCTCATTTCGTTCCCCCAAATACTTCGGATGAAAATAGAATTTCTATGTCATTTAATATTGAGTTGGTAGTATGATATTATTATTTTTTTGTTAAATAGTATTGAACATTTGTATGTTCGTCACCAAGGGTAAATAGATGGCACAAGGAATTTTTGGTCTTGATAGAGTATATAAAAAACAAGTTCAAAATGTAAATAATGACAACTTTGAGAGTTGGCCAGAGATTGCTCTTTATGGTTACTTTGCTGGTGGTTATGGTCCAGCACTAGAAGACACAATAGACCGTATTGATTTCTCGAATGAAACTACATCGGCACCAGGTAATAATTTAAATAAAGCAAGACGACAGGGAGCAGCAGTCTCAGATAGTTCTTATGGTTACTTTGCTTGTGGATTTTCACCTGGACAATCATCGAGTGTAGAACGTCTTGATTTCTCAAGTGAAACTTGCTCACTACCAGGTAAAGATCTAACTCAAGTAAGAAGAATACTGGCGGCAGTCCAAACCGATTCTTATGGTTACTTTGGTGGTGGGTTTAGTAATCCACCAGGAGCATCGAGATCCACAGTAGATCGTATTGATTTCTCGAATGAGACTGGATCGGCACCAGGTTATAATTTAACTCAAGCAAGATATGGTTTAGGAGCAGTCCAAACAGATTTTTATGGTTACTTTGGTGGTGGACATCCTGCCAAGGACACAGTAGATCGTATTGATTTCTCGAACGAGACAGTATCGGCACCAGGTAATGAACTAACTCAAGCAAGATACTATTTCGCAACAGTCCAAAATGATTTTTATGGTTACATTGCTGGTGGTATCTTCCCACCAGGGCCCGCTCCGGATTATGTAACTACAATAGGTCGTATTGATTTATCGAATGAGACTGGATCTGTACCAGGTAATGATTTATCTCAAGCAAGAGGTCTCTTTGAAGGAGTCTCAAGTAGATCTTATGGTTACCTTGGTGGTGGACAAAATACTCCACCAACTGTTTATTACGATATAGTAGAACGTCTTGAATTCTCTAATGAGACTTTATCATTACCAGGTAATGAACTAACTCAAGCAAGATCCCAATTAGCAGCAGTTGTCGGAGGAGCATCATATCGACCAAAAGGATCAAGAACTTATGGTTACTTTGCTGGTGGTTTTGCTCCACCTTATGTTACCACAGTAGACCGTATTGATTTCTCTAATGAAACTACATCGGCACCAGGTAATAATCTATCTCAAGTAAGATCCCTATTAGCAGCAGTCTCAAGTAGTTCTTATGGTTACTTTGCTGGTGGTTATTTCTCTCCACCAACTCAGACTCTTGACACAGTAGACCGTATTGATTTCTCTAATGAAACTACATCGGAACCAGGTAATGAACTAACTCAAGGAAAATTTGGTTTAGCAGCAACCTCAAGTAATTCTTATGGTTACTTTGCTGGTGGTGGACCTAACCCTATTGGTGACACAGTAGACCGTCTTGATTTCTCTAATGAGACTTTCTCTGACCCAGGTGATATTCTATCTGAAGCAAGAGATAAACTAGCATCAGTCTCAACTAGTTCTTATGGTTACTTTGGTGGTGGAGAAGCACCACCGTTTGTTACCACAGTAGACCGTATTGATTTCTCAAATGAAACCACATCGGCACCCGGTAATGATCTATCTCAAGCAAGAGGTCGATTAGCAGCAGTCGAAAATAATTCTTATGGTTATTTTGCTGGTGGTGAACCTACTACAGATAGAATAGACCGTATTGATTTTTCTAATGAAACTTTCTCGGAACCAGGTAATGAACTAACTCAAGCAAGAGAAGGTTTAGCAGCAGTCTCAAGTAGTTCTTATGGTTACTTTGGTGGTGGTACTGCTCCAGTAAGAGACACAGTAGATCGTATTGATTTCTCGAATGAAACTACATCGGCACCTGGTCCTGTACTAACTCAAGCAAGATATAGTTTAGCAGCAGTCTCCAACTAAAACTAAATAAAAAATACTTATATTATTAAACAAAACTATAATCTTATAATTGCAAATGGCAATATTTTCTCTTAACGAAGTCAGAACAGAACAGATAAAAAATATTGCAGATGACAACTTTGAGAGTTGGCCAGAGATTGCTCTTTATGGTTACTTTGGTGGTGGTTTTGCTCCACCAGCAACGGACATAATAGAACGTCTTGATTTCTCGAACGAGACAGTATCGGCACCAGGTAATGAACTAACTCAAGTAAGACGAGAGATGGCAGCAGTCTCAACTAGTTCTTATGGTTACTTTGCTTACGGACTTCATGCACCTTCGACAGAGGTAGACAGTGTAGACCGTCTTGATTTCTCAAGTGAAACTTGTTCATCACCAGGTAATGAATTACCTCAAGCAAGAGATAGATTGGCGGCAGTCCAAACCAATTCTTATGGTTACTTTGGTGGAGGTAATAGTAATCCAGGAACAAGAGACACAATAAGTCGTATTGATTTCTCGAATGAGACTGGATCGGCACCAGGATTAGAACTATCTCAATCAAGATATGGTTTAGCAGGAACATCATCTGATCTTTATGGTTACTTTGGTGGTGGGGCCACCGTAAAGGATAGAGTAGACCGTATTGATTTCTCGAATGAGACTACATCGGCACCAGGTAATAATCTACCTCAAGGAAGATTTAGTTTAAAAGCAGTCAAAAGTAATTCTTATGGTTACTTTGGTGGTGGTGATGTTCCACCTCTTAATCCGGATTATGTTGCCACAGTAGACCGTATTGATTTCTCAAATGAGACTTTATCAGCACCAGGAAATAATTTACCTCAAGCAAGAGGTAATTTAGCAGCATGTTCAAGTAATAATTATGGTTACTTTGGTGGTGGTCTTGCTCCATCTCAGGTTACCACAGTAGACCGTATTGATTTCTCGAATGAGACTACATCGGCACCAGGTAATAATTTATCTCAAGCAAGACATAATTTTGCAGCAGTCTCCGGAGGAGCATCATATCGACCAAAAGGATCAAGAACTTATGGTTACTTCGGTGGTGGTTATGATGGTTCTGCTTATGTTACCACAATAGATCGTATTGATTTCTCGAATGAAACCACATCGGCACCAGGTAATAATTTAACTCAAGCAAGATATAGTTTAGCAGCAGTCTCAACTAGTTCTTATGGTTACTTCGGTGGTGGTTTTGCTCCACCTTATGTTGCCACAGTAGACCGTATTGATTTCTCTAATGAGACTTTCTCGGCACCAGGTAATGAACTATCTGAAACAAGAAGATCTTTAGCAGCAACCTCAAGTAGTTCTTATGGTTACTTTGGTGGTGGTGAGGATCCAGGTGTTGTCAGCACAATCGACCGTCTTGATTTCTCTAATGAGACTTTATCATTACCAGGTAATAATTTATCTCAAGCAAGATATTATTTAGCAGCAACTCAAAGTAGTTCTTATGGTTACTTTGGTGGTGGTTTTGATCCACCTACAGTAGACACAGTAGACCGTCTTGATTTCTCTAATGAGACTTTATCATTACCAGGTAATAATTTATCTCAAGCAAGAAATGCTTTAGCAGCAGTTTCAAGTAATTCTTATGGTTACTTCGGTGGTGGTTCTGCTCCACCTCGTGTTGCCACAGTAGACCGTATTGATTTCTCTAATGAGACAGTATCGGAACCAGGTAATGAACTACCTCAAGCAAGAAGTGCTTTAGCAGCAGTTTCAAGCAATTCTTATGGTTACTTCGGTGGTGGTTCTGCTCCACCTCAGGTTACCACAGTAGACCGTATTGATTTCTCTAATGAAACTTTCTCGGCACCAGGTGATGATCTACCTCAAGCAAGATCTGCTTTAGGAGGACTATCCAACTGACTATGGATATAAATACGTAAAATTAGTATTTTATAATTATTATGCCCAACAATTATGAATCGATTGCACTTGCATCATCTACAGAAGTTTTAGATGATAAAAATGAATTTATGTTCAAAGTTCTCAATGAAGCAAATCGTTGGATTGAAAGTGAAGTAGAACTTGCACAAGGACGTTCAGATTTTCAAATTGAAAAGTTTATTGTTCATGATAATTTTACTATTCCATCCGCATTTAAATCTGCCTTAATCAATCGTAAGAGTGTGGCAGAAAGTCTTCTTTCAAAAATTATTGATGCAAAGAAAGAAGCAAGAGAATTTCATTATAAGTGGGAAGGAAAGGATAAGAGACAACCAATATGGTGGAAGACCCGTGATGGTGGTGAAGAATTATGTTGGTATGATATTGATGAGTTTCATTTTCATCGTATGCTTGAGGGACTTAATCATGGTTTTAAAGCATCGGTCCAAGAACTTGAGTGTTTTGATAAATTGATTAGTCGTTTGATTGAACTGAATGGTAGTAAATTAGTAAGCAAAGAACAATTTGATGCTGATCAACCAGATTACTGGGAAAGAAGACTTTCAAATCAATCTATTGATGATTTGTTTGCTGCAAAAACTGGTGTGAATGCTGGTAATATTCGTTCTATGAGAAGAGCAAGTGCTCCTACTGTATTAGGGAATGATGTAAATAGAACTAAAGGATCATTTGGTGATCCAACTAATCCTCTTGATTTTCTGAATAAACTTCAAGAGAATGTTTCTGCCGGTATTTCTGAAATTACTGGTATGGATCAAAAAATTCTTTCATCTATTGAGGAAGAACAAAAACAATTTGATGGATCATTATTTAACCAAGAACTAAAACAGTAAAATCTTATGAGTATCATAGGAGACGTATTTGGATTAACTCCTATTTACGAAAGACAAGTTGAAAATATTGAAAATGATAACTTTGAGAGTTGGCCAGAGATTGCTCTTTATGGTTACTTTGGTGGTGGTAAAACCAATCCCGATCCTACCGTTACAAACACAATAGAACGTCTTGAGTTCTCTAATGAGACTTTATCATTACCAGGTAATAATCTATCTCAAGTAAGAATGAGAGCAGCAGCAGTCTCAACTAGTTCTTATGGTTACTTTGCTTACGGTCGTCATGCTCCAGATACAGAGTTAACCACTGTAGACCGTCTTGATTTCTCAAGTGAAACTTGTTCATTGCCTGGTAAAAATCTACCTCAAGCAAGAGGATTATTGGCGGCAACCCAAAGTAGTTCTTATGGTTACTTTGGTGGTGGGTTTAGTAATCCAGGAACAAGAGACACAATAAGTCGTATTGATTTCTCGAATGAGACTGGATCGGCACCAGGTAATGAACTAACTGATGCAAGATATGGTTTGGCGGCAGTCCAAACCGATTCTTATGGTTACTTTGGTGGTGGTTTTTCTCCACCTAGTGTTACCACAGTAGACCGTATTGATTTCTCGAATGAAACTATATCGGCACCAGGTAATAATTTAACTCAAGCAAGACAGGGTTTAGCAGCAACAGGTAATGCTTCTTTCGGTTACTTTGCTGGTGGTAGGTTGCCACCTACCACAGAGTATGACAGAGTAGACCGTCTTGATTTCTCCAATGAAACTACATCGGCACCAGGTAATAATCTACGTGATGAAAGATTTGGTTTAAGAGGAGTCTCAAGTAGATTTTATAGTTACTTTGGTGGTGGTTCACCTAATGGATCTTCTTTCAGTACCGCAATAGACCGTCTTGATTTCTCTAATGAGACTGTATTATCAAATCTTAATCTATCTCAAGGAAAATTTCGTTTTGCATCAGTATCCGGAGGAGCATCATATCGACCAAAAGGATCAAGAACTTATGGTTACTTTGGTGGTGGTGCTACTCCACCTAATGCTACCACAGTAGACCGTATTGATTTCTCGAATGAGACTACATCGGCACCAGGTAATAATTTAACTCAAGGAAGGCAAAGTTTAGCAGCAGTCTCAACTAGTTCTTATGGTTACTTTGGTGGTGGATATCCATCACCAGTGGATACAGTAGACCGTATTGATTTTTCAAATGAGACTACATCGGCACCAGGTAATGAACTAACTCAAGCAAGAGGTCAATTAGCAGCAACCCCAAGTAATTCTTATGGTTACTTTGGTGGTGGTAGAGCTGGGGCACCAAATCAAATAGACACAATAGACCGTATTGATTTCTCGAATGAGACTACATCGGCACCAGGAAAGAATTTAATTCAGGGAAGACGTTATCCAGCAGCAACCTCAAGTAATTCTTATGGTTACTTTGGTGGTGGCGATAATACCAGTCTACTTATGCAAGTAGACCGTCTTGATTTCTCTAATGAGACTGTATCATTGCCTGGTAATAATTTACCAGGAGCAAGAGAAAAATCAACAACAGTCTCAACCAATTCTTATGGTTACTTTGCTGGTGGTGAACCTACTACAATTGGAGATAGAATAGACCGTATTGATTTTTCTAATGAAACTTTCTTCACACCAGGTAATGAACTACCTGAATACAGAAAAGGATTAGCAGCAGTTTCAAGCAATTCTTATGGTTACTTTGCTGGTGGAGAAACTTTCCCCGGAACTCCTATAGTCGTAACAGTAGACCGTATTGATTTCTCCAATGAAACTACATCGGCACCAGGTAATAATCTATCTGAAGCAAGACGTTATTTAGCAGGACTATCCAACTAAAACTAAATAAGAATACTTACATCATTATGATATGAATGATATACTTAGAAATGTATTGATACAACCAAAAGTTGTATCAAAAGAAGGAATTGATTTTTTAGTTAATCATGCAAAAAATGAACCCAAAGATAAAATGGGTGTATTTGATGGAGAGAAAGCAAATCAAAACAAAGAAGGTCATCCATCAAGAGTTGATTTGAGTGTAAGAAATGTAGATTGCTCTGATACCTCAAAAATTATAAAAGAGATTACAGAACTTTATAATAATATTGTTCATCACGTAATCAATCCTTTTTATGAGTTTAAAATAAGAGATAGTGAGTCTCCTCAGTTGCTTATATATGAACCAGAAGGACACTATAAATCTCATTATGATGCAGTATCAAGATGGAAAAACCCTGATGGTTCTATTATCTGGAAGAAGTCTGTAGACAGAGATTTATCAACAATTCTTTTTCTAAATGATGATTTTGAAGGTGGAGAATTTGTATTTCCAGATCTCAGAGTTCGTATTAAACCAGAGCCAGGTTTACTAGTTGCCTTTCCATCTTCACAGTTTTATCTTCATAAAGTAGAACCAGTAATTTCAGGAACTCGTTTTGCAATGGTAAATTGGATGACTGTTCAAGGTATGCCTACGAAAGCAGAGATTGATAAAGAGATAGAAGATAAATATAATATAAATGTATATTGATAAAAATGTCTCAATTAATTAAACACTTTTTAGTGGATAGAGATACTGGAGAATGGATAAAAGGTGAGATTAGAGGATATGTATATCCAAAATTAAAAGAGTTAGAAATTGTTCATAGTATATTTGATGAGAATAATAATCATATCTGCCTATCAAAAGTTCCAGAGTATTTTGAGTATTCAAAAACTGTAACTCCAAGTGTCTTGACTGAATATCAAAATGACTCAAATATTACTATAGTAAGTTCCACAGAAAAGCAGGTTGAAGAACCTATTATAAACGACGAAACATTAGAACCAACAGGTGAAACAACTACAGTAACTTTGCATGATGTAACTTATAGAGAAGCATATACTATTGTAGAAAACGATGGTCTTACAATATTAACTCAAGAACAATGGAATACTGAAATTTCTAATTATGACACACGTAAGACTGAAGAGAGATACGTTTATATAAGATCAGTTAGAGATAAAGTTTTGAAAGAGACTGATTGGATGGTTATAAAGACAACAGAGAGTGGGAGTAATTTATCAGATGAGTTTAAGAATTGGAGAACCACTCTAAGAGATTTACCATCTGTCGGAATTACAACAGACACTTTTCCAACAACTCCAGATTCAATCCAATTTGATCAGAATATAACTAAAGATTATTCTGAAAAATTGAGATCTATTGAATTAATTAATGATACTCTTCCTACATTACCGGAAGATGATTTAGATATGGAGTAAGTCATAACACTTTTGGTTCTTATCATATGCATATTCGGCATAAGGACCATTTTTTCTTACATAATGTAGGAACAATTGCATAAAACTATCATTCTTATGAGTTCTTAATGGACTTCTCCAATGAGGAACAATTGTTCCTAAGTATGCAAGACCATCACCCATAGGAGTCACGACTTCTCTGCGTTTTCCTGTAAGATCTTTAAGTTTGATAGGCCATTTCGCATCACCAGAAATATTCATAGTAACTGATACCTCACAAGAAGGTCTATCAGTATGACAATTCATCCATCCTTTATTATGATAAGTTGTCGTGAACC